GACAATATGAATAATTAAAAAAAGATATTACCAACACAAATGAATACTTATATTAGTAATTTTAGGAGAGACTAATGGCAGAGCAAACATTTAGATCTCCGGGTTTTTTCGAAAGAGAAATTGATTTAACTCAGAGAACAGTAGAAATCGAAGGTGTACCTGCGGGGATTATTGGGACGTCAACCCAAGGTCCTGCATTTGTTCCTGTCACTTTAGGGTCTTTCGTTGATTTTGAAAGAAAATTTGGAACCTTAAATAGAGAACAGTTTGGCCCATACGCTGTAAGCGAATGGCTAAAAAATAGAACAGCAGTTACATATGTTAGGGTGCTTGGCGCAGGTGCAGCTAACTCCACAGGGGATATCCAGACAACATTATCACAAGGCACAGTTAAAAATGCAGGTTTTAGAATTAAAGGGTTGGTGTCATCTAGAAATGGTAATACAGATCTAAGGCACGAAGGGTGCGTACAATTTATAGTTGCGTCACATGATATAAATGAATATGAACCAGCCGGATATCCGTTATTTACAGATAGTGATTCAGTTGATGCATCGACTAGTGTTCGATTAGTTAGGGCAATGTTATTAACAGCAACTGGATCCCGTGTTCAATTGTTGGATCATGACAAAGCATATTCAGCTAGTGAAACTGCTGATGATTTGGCAAAAATAGCAAACTATACTGGGACTGGCGAAGATGGTACTTTTAAATTAGTTTTGTCAAGCGCTTTAGGACAAACATTTGCTAATGATGAAGGGTTGGCTGGTATTAAAATATATACCGCTTCGTTAAATCCGACTAGTAAGCATTATATTGGTAAATTTTTAAACAAAAACCCAGATAGATTTCAAGAAGAACAACATCTTTTTTATGCAGATTTTGCTGTTGAGAATGAACTGGCGCGTGTTACTTATAATGCTACTAAAGGAACAGTTTGTGTTGCTTCCGGTTCTGGTGGTACTAGTGCTTCGTCAGGTGATACATCACAAACTTTTAGAGACGCTTTTGGTAGATTTGATACACGTTATAGATCTGCAAAAACAACTTCATTTATTTCGCAACCCTTTGGAAATAAAGAGTATGATCTATTTCATTTTGAATCTCTTGATGACGGAGAAGTTGGAAATAAGCGTGTTAAGATATCAATAACTAATTTAAAAAAATCAACCAATAAAAAGAAAAATTTTGGAACGTTTACAGTTTTAGTTAGAAGTTATGATGACACTGATACAAATCTTAAAATTCTAGAACAATTTCCTCTTTGTACACTTGATCCTAAAGATGAAAATTATATTGCTAATAAAGTTGGCGATATGAAAGTATACTATAATTTTGACGCTGAGACAGAATCAGAAAGAAGAATTAACGTTGAAGGTAAAAGGCCTAATCGATCACAATACGTAAGAATTATTATAAATAAAAATGTTGAAGATAGTTTAATACCAGAAGAAACGTTACCTTTTGGTTTTAGAGGTATTCCTTTATTAAAAACAAATGACAACTTAACAGATAATGATACTAATTTGCCTGGTGGTGCACCAGCTTCTGAAGGTGCGGCTAGATTGGCAACTGAACAGGGTGCAGCATTTGTTGATGGAGCACACTTAACTGGTTCTATTTTACCACCCATTCCTTTTAGATTTAAGGTTACGCGTGGCGCAGTTGCTAAGAACGCGGCTCCAAATTTCACCGGTGAACCAGGCGCACTAGAATTATCAGATAATAGATTTTTCTGGGGTGTTAAAATGGAAACACTTCCGTTGACCGGCACCATAGGCGATGCTATCTTACAATCAAACGCTTCTTCGAATATCAATCCCTTAGTTCAAAGCTATGGTAAGTTTTTAGGCTTAGAAAAACTTGATACGCTGGTAACAGGATCAGGCGCAGATATATTCAATAACAATAAATTTAGTTTATCAAAAGTTTCACTATACAGTCAAATAGCAACAACTTCAACAATTGAGGCTTCAATAGCATCTGCTGTGACTGGAAGTGCTAATGAGCATATGAGAGAAGCTGCTTACTTGCGTAATGGTAAAATAGAAACAAAAAACTATACAATACTTGATGATGGTGGAAGTGCTTTACAAAGAATAACATTTGCAACTTTAGCAGCAGCTAGAAATGCTAAGTACTTTAATAGATTCACAGACTACGCAAAATTTACAAATATTCTTCATGGAGGGTTTGACGGTCTTAACATTCTTGACAAAGATAATCGTCTAATGAATGATCGAGCATCCTCAGTAGATGCGCAAGGAAAAGCTAATGTTTCAAACGGAACATTTACACATCAAAACTTGCATGCAATTTCTGCAGCAGGTTCGGGTAAAGACAACAATATTATTAATTCTTATAGATCAGCTGCTAGAATAATAACAGATCCAATGGCTTCGAGAGTTAATATTGTCGCTATACCGGGAATTAAAGAACCTTTTGTCACAGATTTTGTAAGTGATCTAACTAGAGATTATAGCAAAGCTATTTATTTAATGGATATACCTGCTTATGATGATAATGGTAATATAATATTTAGTAAAACTACAAGACCTAGCGTTCAAGAAACAATAGATGTTTTTGAAGCGAGGGGTGTTGATAATAGTTACGCGGCAACTTACTTTCCAGATATGATATTTGCAGACGATATAAATAATACAGCTATATCGTTACCTTCATCGATTGCTGCACTTAAAGCTTTAGGGTATAATGATTCTGTGGCTTACCCATGGTTTGCACCAGCTGGCTTTAACAGAGGGGCCTTAAGCAATGTTTTGAATTCTGAGGTTAGACTTAATGCTGAAGATCGTAACGTATTGTATGAAGCAAGAATAAATCCTATTGCTAACTTTCCTAACGGAGGCTTTGTTATATTTGGACAAAAAACACTCCAACAAGATCGATCTGCACTGGATAGAGTCAATGTTAGAAGAATGCTTTTAGAAGTTAAAAGAATTATTTCAGATATTGCAAATAAATTAATCTTTGAACAAAATACACCACAAACTAGATCTAGATTTGTTGCAGAAGCAACACCTCAGCTGGCAACAATTCAAATCCAGCAAGGTGTTGACCAATTTAAAATAGTAATGGACTCATCTAATAATTCAAGTGAAGATATCGAACAGAATCGTTTAAATGGAAGAATTGTGTTAGTACCAACACGCGCAGTAGAATTTATTGCAATAGATTTCATTATTACGAATTCAGGTGTAAGTTTCGAATAATTAAGATAAACGGAGAAATTTTATGGCAGAAATAACATTTAAGTCAGCAGGTGTAAAAACTAGAGAAATAGACTTGTCGCAACCTAGGCGAACTGGACCGGTAGGCGTACCTGCTGGAATAATTGGTACTGCGCTTGAAGGTCCAGCATATGTTCCTTTAACTTTTGCGAATTATAGCGACTTCATTACAACATTTGGCGCTTCTGATGGTGAAAAATTTGGACCAATCGCAGTTAGTCAATGGCTAAGCAACGCACAAGCTGTTACCTATATGCGTGTTTTAGGTGCCGGAAATGGTAAACAAAGAAATACATCAACAGGCAAAGTAACAAACGCAGGTTTTACAGCTGGTAATAGAATTGTACAAGAAAATGGTTTGATTGGTAATAATAGTTATGCTGCTGCAACCGATAGTTCTGGTTACGGTCCTCAAGGTAGAACTTATTTCTTAGGCACATTCATGTCTGAGTCGAACGGAAGTACAATTTTTAGTGATGCTGGTATTCAACAGCTAAATGTTAAAGCAACTGCTGTGAATGCAATTGATCTAACAGGCTTTACTGCTGCAGGAGCTGATACTACTTTTGTATATACAATACCTGTTTTAGCAGGTGGTTCAGGGGTTGCAACTTCAATCTTATTAGACGATGGAGAGGCTGCTGACCCAGCTGAAGCCGCAAACAAAATAGCAATTGCATGCGCTGCAACAGCGACAAATTCTGATGCAAAAGTAGCAGGTAAGCTTATTTTAGCAATTAATGGAGTAGCTGATGGGCTTATTGATCCAGCTGACAGTGGTCAAGGAACAGGCACAACTGGCATTAAAGGAATCACAGCTGCACAAGGATCTTCAGATACACAAATTACTTTGACAATGGATAACATAGGCGTCGCAGGGAACGCTATAAATGCTTTGGCGGCAGATGCGCTTGTTGATCTTCGTACTTTTTCTGGTGGACAAGGCGGCGCAGTTCCGATTCTTCGCGGTGTTCTTTTAGCACCAAGTGGTGTAATACTTCACTTAAGTGGTGGTACAACACAAAATTCTAATGCACCAACTAAAGGAAATATTGCAACTAACAGTACACAAGGTCACACAACAGGCTCTGTTAACTTGGCAACCCAAGACTTTGTAATGTTAATGAATGGTTATAATAATTTAGACACATCAAAACTTACGCACATAACTGCTTCTTTTGATATGACTAGTCCTAATTATTTTGCAAATGTATTCAATACAAACCCTTACAAGATAGAAGAAGAAGGACATCTTCTTTATTCACATTACGATATATACCCAGATTTGGCTGTTGTTACAGGTAGTAGTGTTATAACAATAGGTGGCTATTCAGAATCATCAAACAGTACAGCAGAAGATATTGGTCTTTTATTAACGTCATCAATTTCAACAAGAAATGAAGGCTCGAGTTTGGTTCCTAATTACGAAGATTTTGAAGATAGGTTTTCACATGCGAAGACGCCTTTTATTATTTCACAGGCATTTGGTTCTGCTCCAAAAGATTTATTTAGAGTACATTTGCTTTCACCAGGTGAAAATACAGCAAATAAATTTAAATTCTCAATTGAAAATATTAGAAAAGCTAACACATCAAACAAAGAATATGGTACATTTGATTTAGTTGTACGTTCTTTTAGCGACACTGATGAAGAACAAAGAGTACTAGAGAGCTTTAGAGGCATATCTTTAAATCCAGGGTCAGATAGATATGTTGGTAGAGCGATTGGAGATCAAAATATTTATTATAACTTTGATGTTGGCTCAAATAGTCAAAAAATTATAGTTGATGGTAATCACCCAGTAAGGTCTAGATTTATAAGAGTTGAAATTTCTGATGATGTTGAGAATGGGAACGTTGATATATCAGCACTACCTATTGGTTTTAGAGGTCCTAATCACTTGGTTACCAGTGGTTCTTTACTTAATGCATCCGTTGATGCGCTTTGGAGTACTAGCAATATAGTTCAAGCGCTTAAAGAACCTCCTGTTCCTTATAGAGAGACTGTTGCACAAGGAACTGGTATAACAAAAAAGTCAGATCAAAGATTATTTTGGGGTGTTCAAACAACAAGAAAAACATCTGCCACACAACCTAACTTAATAGGTTTGCCCGATAATTCTTTTAAGTCCTTTACTAAGCATTTTCCTTCTCATAGAATAGATGTTATTAACTTTTCTGCAGGTAACAATGCCGGCGTTGCTGATGTTAATGGTACCGTATTAGACAGCGATAAATTCAATAATAATAAATTTACTTTAGAAAATATTCTTGTTCGGACTGGTTCTGATACTTTAGCAGATCCGGAATACTGGTTAAGCGCATCATATACACGAAAAGGTAACATCTCAGCTAATGAAACTAATAAAACGAGAGCCTTTAGCGTAGATGATCTAGGTAAAGTTGGTAATATTAAATTTGCTAAGTTTACATTCATGGCACAAGGTGGGTTTGACGGTGTTAACATTTTTGATGAAGAAAAATCAAAGTTAACAAACGTTGCTGTTAAAAGAGAAATGGATGATGCATTATCGTTAGGCGTAAATGATAATACAGTATCAGCATATAGAAAAGCTGTTGATATCATGGCTTCAAAAACCGATGTTGATATTCAAATACTTGCCATTCCGGGTTTAAGACATGCGTCTGTGACAGACTACGCGGTTCAAAAAGTGGAAGATCGATTTGACGCTATGTACATCATGGATATTGAAGAAAGAGATCAAGTTAATACTGTTATAACTTCGTCAATCCAAAAACCGCATGTATCAAATACAGTTACTTCTTTTAAGAATAGAGCACTGAACTCATCATTTGCAGCTGCATATTTTCCTGATGTGACTGTGACCGACCCAAACACTAACACACTTATCCAAGTTCCTCCATCAGTTGCAGTCTTAGGTGCGTATTCGCTTAATGATAAGGTTGCACATCCATGGTTTGCACCGGCTGGTTTTGCAAGAGGCGCACTAAATAGTGTTGAGGTAGCGGCTGTTAGACTAAATAGAACAAACTTAGATGATCTTTACGAAGCAGATATCAATCCTATCACAGCATTTCCAGGAACTGGTGTTACAATCTGGGGTCAAAAAACATTACAATCAGCAAATTCTGCTTTAGATCGAATTAATGTAAGAAGACTTTTAATTAATGTTCGTAGAAAAGTTAAAAATGTTGCAAACACTTTGTTGTTTGAGCCGAATAGAGAAGAAACTTTAGAAAAATTTACTGCCTTGGTCAACCCAATCCTCCAAAGAGTACAAGAACAAAGTGGAATCGATCGATACAAAGCAGTTATTGATACATCAACAACCACACAGGCTGATGTTGAGAACAATACAATACGCGGTAAGATATTCTTACAGCCAACGCGTTCAGTTGAATTTGTGGCACTTGATTTTGTTGTTACAAATGCAGGTTCAAATATCTAAGAAATAGATATATATAAATAGATTAAGGAGATTAAAATGGCAGAAACACTTTCAGTCACAGATATGTTACCAAACAAGTTCGAACCAAAAAGAGGTTATCGTTGGGTCCTTGCGATTGAAGGTATTGACTCATTTTTAGTAACTTCTACGAAGCGACCTGATATAAGTTTTCAATCTAGTGACATTAAGTTCATTAATAGTTATCGAAAAATATCAAACGGAAGAGGCGTGTGGGGAAGTATCACAGTTGACCTTCACGATCCGATTGCACCTTCTGGGGCACAACAAGTAATGGAATGGATAAGAACACATTATGAATCCGTTTCAGGTCGAGCAGGATATGCTGATTTTTATAAGCGTGATCTTCAATTAAAAATGTTAGATCCAATCGGTACCGTTGTAGAATTGTGGGATATCAAGGGCGCACAAATACAGTCAGCTAACTTTGGAACTCTAAGTTATGATAGTGATGAAATTATGAAAATAAGTTTAACACTTGACGTTGATAATTGTGTATTACAATTCTAAGCAATAATAAGTTTTTACAAATTAATTTAACTCCTGTATACTAACAGGAGTTTTTTTTTGGAGAAATAATATGGGAAATATACCCCAAAGCAATGTAATGAAAGATGATTTTGGTTGGGAGGTACCGGTAGAAAGTGTACCTTTACCTACTAGAGGCGTTATTTATTCACCTGATAGTTTACTGTTCAACACAGAGACTTTACAAATAAAGGCAATGACTGCTAAAGAGGAAGATATCTTGACTAGTCAGGCATTTATTAAAGAAAATATTGTCGTTGAAAAACTAATAGCTTCTTGCCTTATAGAGAAGTCAATTGATGTTAATGACTTAATAACCGGGGATAGAAACGCACTAATGGTTTCAATTAGAATAACTGGTTATGGTTCAGACTATAAGATTACACATGGGTGTAACAATTGTGGTCATGAAAACAAAATTAATGTTGAGCTTTCAAAACTAGGTATTAAACGGCTAGAAGTCAAACCGGTTGAGGATGGTAAAAATATTTTTGAATATCAACTACCCGTCACTAAGAAAGTAATACGTTATAAATTTTTAACCGGTCACGACCAAAAAGAAATAGCTATTACAGAAAAAAGATTAAAAAAAGCTGGCGTTGTTTATGACAATTCAGTTACTAATTTTTTAGAAAACACCATCTTGGCAATTGATGGTATTACAGATAAGAACAAAATTAAACACTTTGTAATTAATATGCCCGCATTAGATAGTAGATCTCTCAGACAGCACATTCGGCAATCTGAGCCAGGAATTGACATGACCTGGGATTATGATTGTAATAGTTGCAATCATAATAATGATATTGCCTTGCCGATAACCAGTGAGTTTTTTTGGCCCACTACATAGTTGGAGAGAATTAATTCTCGAGGAATTTTTCGCCCTCCAACTCCACCTCAACATGTCATACTCCGAGGTGAAAAAGCTTCCAATTCGATACAGGAAATGGTTTCTAGACCGACTAGCGAAACATTTTCATGACAAAAACAGTATTATGGAAAATACTAAAAATAACAACACAAGTGCTAACCAGCAAGATAACTCTTTAGCTAGATTATCACAGTTTGAAAATCAAATGAAAAAGTAAATCTTGTAATAGATATTTATGTAAAAGCGAGATAACTTATGGATAACAAAGAATTAGCAGACGCGATTACCGCAGCAATTAAAGAAGGCTTTAGTAATGTTAACACGTCTAGCACCCCGTCTGATATTAGTCCTCCACCATCTGAAAGCACAAAGAATACCAGGATTGAGATCAATACTGCTAATGTGGCGAATGCAGAAAACGCAATCGCAGACTTAGACAAGAATACAGACGGAATGTATTCTAAATTTAAAAAGATGTCCGGCGGTGTAACAGGCATTACTGGTGGTGTTTTTAGAGGTGTTTCACAGTCAGCCATAATAATGTCAGATGCTTTTGCAGATTTAAATGACGAACTAGATAGTGAGATCGACTATTTCCGTCAAATTCAGGAAAATTTTGGTGGAATATCTGACGCAGCATATATTTCAGGCGAAGAAGTCACCGGACTGGCCGGCCAAGCCTTAGATGCACAACAACATTTGGCGATGGTAGGCTCAGCCGGAAAAGATTCAATGTTAGAACTTAGTTCTGGTGCACTGGCTGGTAAAAATCTTTTAGTTGCACTCTTCAAAGATCCTCTTGAACCTGCAAGATTGTTTTCTGAAGTTATGGTTAATGTTGCTGAGGATAATATTACGCTAGCTAAGTCTCTAAAGAGTCAAGGCCATGCTGAAATGGAAAGAATTGCTTTAGTAAGAAAAAGAATGGGCGTTGATTCTTCTACAATGAGCGATATTCTTAGAAGACAATATGCTTTTACTGGTGAGGCTTCTTCAAAAATATTTGAAGATATTGCTAGTGTATCTGTTAACTTGGCAAAGACAACCGGTGGTTCAGCAAAAGATTTAAAAGATGATATCTTAGATATTATGAAAGACACTAATCTATTTGGAGATATTGGTGTCGATGCTGCTGGACGTATATCTGCTTCATTAAACACATTAGGGCTGGATTTTCAAACTTTTAAAAGTATGACTAGTCAGTTTATGGACTTTGATAATGCTGCTAGTAAGATGGGTGACCTTTCAGCACTTTTTGGAATTCAAATGGATGCCATGGAAATGACGTACTTGGCAAACGAAGATCAAGAAGAATTTATGCTTAGAATGCGAGAGGAAGTCTTGGATGCCGGTTTAGATGTTGAAAACATGTCCAAAACGCGACAACGAGCACTAACAGATCAATTAGGTCTTAGCTCAATTGAACAAATGCAACAGTTTATGGATACAGGGATCCAGATCGATCAAGATGCATTGATGGCGTCAACTGATGCAGCAAAAGATGCTGATGGGATGCAAAACGCAATTGAAGAGTTTGGAGGTGCTTTTGAAGGTGCTTCTAGAGGTTCTGCAGAATTTGAAGAGTCCTTGAGGAATCAAGCAAGATATACTGACGCGATAGCAAGAGACATCTTAACTGTTAGGAAAGAGTCAGAAGCATCAGTAAGTACAATACAAGACTTTAAATTATCAGACGAAGCCAAAGAAAATGCAAGAGTACTTTTAAACGCTGATCTTAATATGATGCGTGGGTTTAATAAAAAGATTTTACCGGTCATGAAAGACACAGCGCAAGCTGCAGCAGATATAACTGCTGAGATGGTGAATAAAGTAGCTACCACTGCGGGAGGAGGGTCAATGACTCGTGTTACAGTTGCCACAGGCGATTTAGGCACCTCAGTGGCAAACCTAAAAGATGCTACTAACAAAGAAGCCGAAAACATTGCAAAACGCAGTGAAAATATAGACAAGAGTATTGAGAATCAATCAGCTCTAACAGGTGATGTTGCTAGCTTAATTGACACATTAAAACAAAATAAAGAAATGAGAGTAAACTTAACACTAGATTCTGGTAAATTAAGCGACAAATTGTTTGCAATCCAAGAAGAAAAGAACGGCGGTAATATTACGTTTGTAACTGAGAAATAAGGAAACTATGAATTTAGAAGAAAAAATTAAAGAAGAAATATACGAATATGTTTTAAAATTTGGATTAAACAAAGATGAGTTAAAAGAAATTGATACTTATGTTCTAGGCATGCTTAAAGATTTTAAAACTATTATCGAATCGCAAAATAATGTTTTAAATGACAAAACGCAACTAAGTCAACTAAAAGAAATAATATTACAAAACTTAGAGGAGTCAAAAATTGTCTAGAATAACAAGAGAAACATTAAAAGATTTCCTTACGCAAAAAGGATCTACACAAGATTCAATATCAATTACTACTAGTACTACGCCAGATGGCATTGGATTAGAACCAGGCACAGAAGAAGAACTACTTGACTTGCTAGATGATACATCCGGTTTGTTAGGCGAATATTTGAAGTTTTTAGTTGACAACTCTTCCAATAATTTTAAAATCAAGACTGGTAACAGTTTAGCAGCTAGCGCAAACAAAGGTGATTCAATACCTATTGCTGATAGTATGGGTGCTGAAAACATTTTTGTTGAGCAAGGTACATTATTAAAAGCAAAACTTAATGAAAATAGTAATAGTAAACAGTTTGATGATTCCGGTACACCAATTACTGACTTAATAGATAAGACAGGTAATAACTTTTCAAATCATGACAAACTTAAAGATATTACTGGCCGGCCTTTAAGTACATCAGGGCAGACTTTAACAAACCCTAACGGCATAGAAAACGATATTGTACAAGCAACACAAAGAATATTTTTAAAAAACAATAGGTTTGCAAACGTAGGCGATGAAAATAAAACTTCATTTACATCAAAACCCCAAGATGTTAAAGAGTTTGAATCGTCAGAAAAAAATAACAACAAGGGTACATTAAACGTTCAAAATAAATTTGGTGTTTATGACCAGAATAACAGTATTGTTAGTTTTGATGATCTAAAAAAATTAGGTGCGTCATTATTATATAAAGCTTCTGGATTTGATCGAGGTGACAGTCCAAGTAGCTCTGGCAATATCGAGGATATCAGTGAAGGTATTACTTCATTAGACATAAACAACAACATAGACAAAAACACAGGGTTCAACAGTGTTAACTTTCGTAATCTTAGGAGTAAAAATGCAAAAGGTTTTCCAACTGGAGCATCAGGCGAATCTTTAAGGGCAGGAAGAGGCGATTTAATTGAGAACGATAATAATGCATTAGATAATTCTGATAGTATTGATAGTTTTGGTACAACTTATAATGATGCCTTTAGATTTACTGGAAAATCTATAAAGCTTCACAAAATACAAGCTGCTATATCATTAATAGCCCTTAAAAGTATTGCTGGTAACTTTTTTAATAGTTTTATGAATCAACTCAGGGATGCTGATAAAATTGATTTAGCATCAGACTCTGAATCTTATTTAAGAGAAAATTCAAAAGTTGATGTTGGATTGTATATGCTAGGAAAATCTAGAAAATTAGCATCACTAAAAATAGACAACCACATTATCAATAGTATCTTGACAAATACAACCTATCCATTTGGTGATGCTGTTGATCGAGGACTAGAAATAGTCTTAGGTCCAGATAAAGATTCAAATGATGAAGAAAAAATTATTAAAAATAATTTAATTGCTCAAAGCCCGGGTTACTGGTTAGCCATAGCCAACTCTGTGCTTAAGTCATACAAGACTATAGCAGGAAAATATGGTGCATTAAACGAAACTTTAGAAGTCAATGATTTATTTTTAGTCTATAGAGACTTAATATTAAAAAACAATTTTATTAAATTTTTCAATGTAATGGCAGTAATTGGTGATATCAGTCTTCAATCGACATCCGGAGTTAAAAATGCAGAATCTGATTTTAAACACCCGAGAGATGTAGACGCAATTCCAGATAATAGAGCAGTTCATAAGTCTAGGAAAAAGTCTGGATCAAACAAAAATCAGCTATCTTGGGAACAAGATGCTGCGCCGTCTATGTATTTATTGCCGGCAAACATTATTAGAGCAGCATCTCAGTTAAATAACACTTTTAATGGTGAAAGTCCTGTCCGTGGAATGTTTGGATCTAAGTTGGTTAAAAATACTTATACTGGTGTTGATGTTGATGGGTCGTATAACAGAATCCCTAACGAGGTTGTTAAAATTGTTGAAGATAAATTAGATGCCGAGTATGTTCCTTTTTATATTCAAGACCTGCGAACGAATGAAATTATATCTTTTAATGCATTTTTAGACACGCTGACTGACAGTATTACACCTAGCTATAGTTCAATCGATGGTTACGGTAGAATGGATGCTATACAAATTTATAAAAATACTACACGCAGTCTACAAGTTGCTTTTACTTTATTTGCTACAAATAGAGAAGATTTTGATTCGATGTGGTACAAGATCAATAAATTAGTAACATTGTTATACCCACAATGGACAGCAGGTTCAATGGTTTCTAATGCTGCAACAGCTGGTGAAGGTGGCAAGTTTTACATGCCTTTTAGTCAAGTAATTGGAGCTTCTCCAATTGTTAGATTGCGAATTGGTGATGTTATTAAATCAAACTATTCAAGATTTGCATTAGCTAGAACATTTGGTATTGGTGATTCTAATGTAAAAGCATCAACAGCTGACGACTCCTTAGGCTCAAAACTTATTGGCCTTGCAGCAGGTGCAATTGGAGCAAACTTAGCCGGTATACAAGAAGTATTACTTAAAGTTTGGTTAGGCCTTTTTGGTAGTCCACATTCAATAGTGAATGCAGCATTTAATGCAGCCGGACAACCGGATAATCAACTCGGAAAAATTGCGATGAAAGCAGCTAGAGGTGCTTCAATTCAATTAACTTCTAATTTACTAGTAAACGGATTTTCTAATCCTTTGGCAGTAGGTGGAATTATAAGGCAACTCAGGGATCCTAATCTATCGACAGGGGACGGTATATCAGGTGGATATCAAACAAAAGCTCAAGCTTTAAGACAAATGTTTTTAAAACCTAACGTCGTTAACGGGTATTATTGTGAAGAAAGTGGTAAGAAATATCTAATACCTAGGCGTCTTAAAGTTAGAGTAGTACAAAAAGGTAATGATTTTGAAGGACTACCGCCTAACACTATTGGTTATCGTGTAACAGTTGTCGATGCTAATGCACCTCCGGAGCTAGGTGTTGGACGTAACAAGCATTTGATTGTTGCACATCATGATATACTACCCGACCCTAAGGCTCTTTTTACAAATAGTATAGTAGGCGCCACTTTATTTGCAACAGACCCGGGAGGCTTAATAGATTCGAGTTTAGGGTTGTTGACAGACATAACACAGGGATTGGGAATACCTAATGAATTAAATGATATGATTAGATCTTTATATGCTTCTGACACATCTTTATTCATGAGACCGGAATTAAATCCTTTTGCTCGTGCTATTGAATCAACAAAAGGTAGGGGGTTAGCTGGCGTTATGGGTGGTATTAACTTTGATTGGTTAGATAATAGTTTTGGTTGGGAAACTGATTTTAATGCAAGGGCACCTATGGGTTGTAAAATATCATTTAGCTTTAATGTTATTCATGATATACCACCAGGGTTAGATCATAGTGGTTATAATAAAGCACCATTATATAATGTTGGTGAAATTATGCGCAATGTATCAGGTGATGTTTACTCAGATGACGGAAAACAAGCAGAATTTAATTTTAGAAAAGAAGGTGGTCATGCAACACGATCAACAGGTAAAAACAATAAATGAGGTAAGTTATGGCGCTTTCTAGATACTCTTTTGTAGCTAGTTTTAAAAATAGTTTAGGTGAAAACTTAGTAAGCATATCTGATGCTAGCCCTAAGATTTTTAGGGCAGCTAATTCTAGAGTTTTAAATTACAATGTGCATGTCTTAGAAGAAGGAGAGAGGTTAGATTATCTTGCAGGTATATATTATGGTGATTCTTCACTTTGGTGGATTCTTGCAGCTGCTAGCGGCATTGGATATGCACTCCAAGTTCCTCCTGGCACAATTATAAAAGTACCTATTAGCGTAGGTGAAGTACTAGGGGTGTTAATTTGAGCAGTTCAAAATATGACAAAATAGGAAACTATAATTTAAGTTATGAGTTACTTAAAGAAGCAGCCAAAGAATTTGAGGGTTACGTTTTAGGTTTATCCCAAAACGATATATGGCTTTTTGCTGATAATATCTTATCCAGCGTCGAATTTATGAGCACGAATCCAGGATTTATGCGCCCAATACGCGCTGAAGTTGACGAAAATCTAAAAAAATATTTAACAGAAATCATGCCTAGAATTTTAGATAGAACTACAGGAACTTTTTTCTTTAATGATTTATGTAACGCAGATAATATTCCAAATTTAAAAGGTTATATTGCAAATTATTCCAGTATAGAAGCAAAAAAAATGATGACGTTTGTACCTGGTTATTACCCGCAAGGTAAAAGCAGCGATAGAAATATCTTTATTGGTGCAATGCGCGGTTACTTACCTTTTGAAGAGTCGGTAAAAGTAAATATACAAGAAGACTTAAGTTTCGATTCCGCTGCTGCGCAGCTTGATGCTGCTGCGGGTGAAGTAACTTCTGGTTACGAGATAAATGAGGACGGATCATATAATTTTTACGAGTTACAAGACAAGTTTGGAGCATCTAAATTATACACAATGAACAGTTGTTTAGGTTATTATGACGTAAAGGGTATTATTAAGTCTAACGTTACAAAACAAGTTAAGGATGAAAAGACAGGCGAAATTAAAAATGTAACCCAATATTTAGATGAAGATAAAAAAGAACCTAAAATGTTCTCATCTGATGTCAGTGTTGATTCAAGTAAAATCAACACGGTTGAAGTTAATAAATCTTTCGAAGGAATTCCAGATAGATTTGTTAGTCCTTCTTTATGTGCACTAGTTGTTCAGCACCCCAAAGCCAGCAATGCCGCAAAAGGAAAAGATCATTTACCAATATTTTTTAATGCTATACCAGCTATTGAAATGTCGAGGTGTGTTCCTTACATTGATGTACGTGTTTTATCTGAGAATTATAAAATTGGTTCAAATGGTGATAAAACAGCACCAAATAGTCTTAATAGCGTTGCTTATATGCGATTTATAAAGAAAGATAAAAATGGCTACTTTTCACTTGATGATTCAGTTGGTTTTGGTAGCTTAAACCCTGTTTCTAAATCTGTTAAACAAGATGAAAGTGAAGCATTAAAAAACATTGACGTTTCTTATATGGATATATTTACAACGCCACAGACATTTTCTAACGCCAACATTAACAATTCTAATAGTTCTGATAAATATTTAGATCAGTTAAATAATATTAATAGTGACCCTATATTAGAACCTATCATGCCTTTTCTTTCTTTAGAAAGCGTTAATATTAGCATAACTGGAGCCGGCTATGGTATAATGTCATCAAAAAAAGGAAACTTAAAGATGACCTTGCATGACAGAAGTCGATTAAAAGATCTAGCACCTTTAGTTTCTAGTTCTCAATTTGCGACAACTAGAATTTTAATAGAATACGGCTGGAATCACCCAGAAGGCGGACCCGGGTCTGACAATATAATCGGTAAGTATTTGAATGCGCTTAAAGATCGATCAGTTTATCAAGTTGTAAAATGTGACTACGACTTTTCAGATGGTGGTGCAGTAGGTATTAATATAGGATTAGCAGCGTATGGTTTTAGACAGACAGAACGTGTACATTGCGGTGCCGGTCCGGAAATACCGTTAAATGTTTTTAGTGAATATTTTGAGAGTGTTAGCGAGGATTTAATTAGAAATAATCAATTAAAGAACGGCAAAATTAAAGAAAAAGCCAAAGAAGTTCGTCAAAAAATAAAACTAAATGATCGCGCTGCTCGAAGTACTGATAATTCTTTATCATGGGTTGCATATAGAGAAATAATGGGCGCATTAAGAAGAGGCGACGAAGGTGCTGCAAAGGGTTTGCAATACATATTTGAACTTGAATCAATAACAGATAGTGAAGAAAAAATAAAAAGAAAAGAAGAAATAAATATAGCACTTTTAGTTGAGGAGAGTGGTGTAGGCTCAAAAATCTTTGCAAACCTCGAACGCGCCGGCCTTTTTCAGGAAAATAAAAAAGAAGCAATGTTGCAAAGATTATACGGTAAAATTAAAGCTTTTGATGATCCGCGTATTCCTGATCCATTCATCAATTCACTAGTATACGG